CATGTTTATTAACCAATAGCTTATGCGCAGGGAAGGATATATTATCGAGGAAATCATCGAATACTCCAATATGTCGGAGGCATTCGATTCGGTACTTCGCGGAACCGGTCGTAAGAGGTCAAGGCAGGGACGATTCCTGCTTGCCCATAGGGAGAAGATTATCGCCGAACTGACGGCTTCCATTGCGGACGGTTCATTCCGGCTGGGCGGCTACCATGAGAGGGAAATTGAAGAATACGGTAAAAAACGTATTTTGCAGATCCTGTCCATGAAAGACCGCATCGCTGTGTTTGCCATCATGAATGTGGTGGACCGCCACCTGCAAAAACGTTATATCCGGACAACCGGTGCAAGCATCAAAAGGCGCGGTACTCATGATCTGATGAACTGCATACGTACCGATTTGCAAAAAGACCCGGAAGGCACACTTTACGCATACAAGTTTGACATCCGTAGGTTTTACGACAATGCGCGGCAGGACTTTGTTATGTGGTGCTTCCGGAGGGTGTTCAAGGACGAAAGGCTGTTGGTGCTACTGGAGCGGTTTGTTAAGCTGCTGCCGGAAGGTATAAGCTTCGGACTGCGCAGTTCACAAGGGGCAGGAAATCTGCTTCTGTCTGTATTTTTAGACCACTATCTGAAGGATAAGTACGGGGTTCGTTATTACTATCGCTATTGCGATGACGGACTGGTACTCGGTAAAACGAAAGCGGAATTGTGGAAGATTCGTGATGTTATTCACAGGCAAATGGGAAAAATAGACTTGGAAATAAAGCCGAATGAACGGGTATTCCCTGTAGAAGAAGGCATTGATTTCCTTGGCTATGTTATCCGTCCCGACTATGTAAGATTGCGGAAACGTATCAAGCAGAAGTTTGCCCGGAAGATGCACGAGGTAAAATCGAGAAAAAGACGGCGAGAACTGATTGCCAGTTTCTACGGCATGACGAAGCACGCCGACTGTAATAAGTTGTTTAAAAAATTAACAGGCAAAGAAATGAGAAGTTTTAAAGACTTGAATGTCGCTTACAAGCCGGAGGACGGCAAGAAGCGATTTCCCGGTGTGGTGGTAAGCATCCGGGAACTGGTAAACTTACCGATTGTAGTGAAGGACTTTGAGACCGGTATCAAGACCGAGCAGGGAGAAGACCGCTGTATTGTGGCCATCGAAGTGAACGGCGAAGCAAAGAAGTTCTTCACCAACAGCGAGGAAATGAAGAATATTCTCGCACAAGTAAAGGAAATGCCGGATGGTTTCCCGTTTGAAACGACCATCAAGACAGAGACATTCGGCAAAGGTAGAACCAAATACGTGTTTACATGAGAAGAGTTGAAGGAAGTGCCGGTGTATCGCTGATGGAATGCACGAACCCGGTTAAAGACAAATGGCGCATCCGCTGGGATGTGCAGGAAAAAGAGAACGGCTCTGCCTCCTACATGGAAGAGGAGTTCGGACACAAGCCTACTGATGAGGAAATCCGCACATTGGTTATGTCATGGTATAACAGCCAGACTGATGCAGCTATCCTATCCGGATTCGCCTATAATGGCGCCCCTGTATGGCTTTCTACGGAGAACCAATACAACTATAAGGCAGCATACGATTTGGCCGTTCAGACGGGCGGAGAGACCCTTCCGGTTACATTCAAATTCGGTTCGGATGAACAGCCCGAATACCATACCTTTGAAAAGTTGGATAATCTGAAGGACTTCTACATTCAAGCGGTCAGACACATCCAAAACACACTGGCTGAAGGATGGAAAAGGAAAGATGTATTCAACTTGGATTTATATCGGATTGAATGATTGACAATCCCTTCGGGGGAAGGATAAAAAAAAGCCCCCGGCCTGTTAAATAGTCGTCTCACTTACCATTTAAACATAAAGCACCTCTTACCGGCACGACCGGGGGCAGATACCCTCGTTCGCCAGTAAGAGGCTTTTTTATGTAAGCGCTATTCTGCGCAATGATAAGTGAGACAATGCAAATGTACGAAATTTAACTGGATATGAAAGTAATTGAGATACTAAAATTGAACAGAGAGCTTTTAAAAACGTGCCATTACATGGGCATACGACCCGATGACGTGCAATATATAGAACTATATAATGAATATAACAAGTTGCAGACCAATGGTGAAAAAGTGTCTTATATCGTAGCTACGCTTTCCCTACGATATGGCATCAGTGAGCGAAAGGTGTATGACCTGATCAAGCGTTTTAAAACCGACTGCAATTTGTGTGCAGTGTAATCAGGACTTCCTCCCACTAAAGGCAAACTCCCCTACCCTACCTTTGTATCGCAATAAATAACATTCATATCATGGACAAGTATTATCAAATCTTAGGCAAGGTGCTTTCGTCCGGAAAGATGCAAAGCAATAAAAAAGGGAATATCCGCTACCTACTGAATGAACAGCTGACGCTGCTCCCTGCCGACCTTCTTGATATATTCGAGGGGCATACCATAGCGCGGAAGAAGTTAAAAAACGAGTTACAACTGTTTATGAGGGGCGAACGAAACGTGGAAAAATACAGGGAGGCCGGAATCAACTGGTGGGACTACTGCGGCTCTATCCTTGTGAACAGCTACCCAACCTATTTTGAAAAACTGCCGCCACTCATCGAACGCATAAACAGGGAAAAAAGGAACAGCAAAAACTATATATTGTTTCTCGGATCTACAGGAACAGAAAGCAACCAGGCTCCATGCCTTAGTCTTGTTCAGTTCCAGATAGAGCAAGGAGAACTGGTCATGACCGCCTATCAGCGAAGCAGCGATGCGAATTTAGGACTGCCGGCAGATATTTATCATTTGTATCTAATATCAAGACAGATTGAGTTGCCACTAAAATCCATCACCCTGAATCTGGGGAATGTGCATATTTACGAAAACAACATCGACAAAACAGAACAGCTGCTTGCCGGCAATGAAAATGTAAAATTTGAATTGAACGTATGAGAAAGATGTATCTGTCAGCCCCTCTCCCATTTGTCGGGCAAAAGCGTATGTTAGCCAAGGAATTCATGAAAGTGCTGGAGCAATATCCGGATGGAACATTGTTTGTTGACCTGTTCGGTGGCTCCGGATTGTTGTCTCACATTACCAAATCCCTCAAGCCCCACTCTACTGTTATCTATAATGACTTTGATAACTACCGCTTCCGCATGAAGCACATTCCGCAAACGAATCAGCTGCTTGCTGACATTCGCGAAATGGTAGGGAATTCCGTACCACGTCATAAAATCATTAAAGGAGAACTGCGTGAACGAATATTCAGCCGCATCGAGCAGGAAGAGAATAGCACCGGATATGTGGATTTCATTACCCTCTCCTCCTCTATCTTGTTTTCCATGAAATACAAACTGTCTGTTCAGGATATGCGGAAGGAAGCTTTATACAACAATATACGCAAGACCGGCTACCCGGAATGTACGGACTATCTCGAAGGGCTGGAAATCGTATCTTGCGATTACAAGGAAGTATTCAACCGGTATAAAGATATTCCTGGAGTAGTATTTCTTGTTGATCCGCCCTATCTGTCCACTGACGTAGGGACCTATAACATGTACTGGAATATGGCAGACTATCTGGATGTGCTGAATGTACTGAAGGGGCATTCATACGTATATTTCACATCCAACAAATCTTCAATTCTGGAGCTGTGCGAATGGATAGGTAAAAATAGGGATTTAGGTAATCCTTTTGAAAACTGCACAAAGGTGGAATTCAATGCTCACATGAATTACAACTCTTCTTACACAGATATGATGCTTTACAAGAAAGAGGCTGCCTGATTGCGTTTACTTTGCCTGTATTGAACAAAAAAGCCGCAGACGGTAATTTGTACGTCCGCGGCTTTTTCTGTCTAATAAAGACGGCTATTGCAGCCGCTTGATGGCCACACACTGATATACCTCGATACTTTCCACAATATCCTCATGGTTGTGATTGGTATCACTCTCCACCAGATCCAGCTCCAAAAAGGTCTCCCCGCTCAATCCGGCAAGCTGTGCATGAAGCAGTCCGGACAGGTCAAACACCTTCAGCGCATCCTCCTGCAGCTCGCTGCCCTCAGCACTCGAACCTTCCCAGTCCGTCACGATGTGCAGTTTAATCAAAGGTTCTGCCCGGTATTCCACACCGGGAACAATCGCATTCCACTGTATAGGGCAGAATTCCACAAAGACAGCCGGACGCTCCCAGTTTTCTTCCTGTTCGATGAATTCCACATTATGGTTCCACAAGTCTATGTGCTTGATAAGGTCAATGGCCTTCAGCTCCCGGCAAAGCATCCGGTAAAGTTCTTTTCTCATTTTCTTATGATATTATATTCAATGGTAAAATACTCTGTTAGGTTCTCTTCTACAATCTCACGGACGGCTTTTTCCACTTCAGGCGATGTGCCGAGGAAACGGCGTCGGGGAATCCTGATGGTGCTTCCTGCTTTCTTTAAAGCCATGAACATCCAAAAATCGGCTTCTGTATCAAGCCGGACATTTCGTTTGTCTTTTCGAAGTTTGCCGTCTTTTCTTCTACCGAACGCTCCGGTTGCCTCATAATACTTATGCCAGAAGAAACGCTTCATCCGCTTGGTCACCACTATTTCACCGCCATCATTATGAATGGCCGCATAGGGCAGAGAGGTAAAGAAGGTAATGCTGTTTTCCGTTGTCCGACTTCCGATACTTTTCCGAAGCGCCCCGGTATCTGTTAGTATGGCTCTACCTTCATTCCGGATGGGGCTTTTCCGTCGCTGCCATTTCTCACTGAAAAAAGCCTGCCGTTCAAAGTTCTTGTCAAACTCATCACTCATTTCCACCTGAATGTCTTTCAGTATCCGGGCCACTACTTTTTTTACGTTTTCATTCATTCCCAGTCAAAGTTAAATTTCAATTGTACCGTATCGTCCGGCAAATCATTTTTAGGGTCTGCGGACGCTTTAAGCATATTGTAGAATGTACGCTCACTAATAGCATACACAGGATATATGTACCGCCGCCATATTTCACGGTTCGGTACACCGTGACTGGCATAATGGTCATATATCCTGTTTACTTCTACTACACGCTTCTGATAACTGACTCCGTGCCGCTTTCCCATATAGGTTTAATCGTTCATAGACGGTTCTACTTTAGGTTTATAGGGACGGATGTCAAGCGTCATTTTTGCGCTTACCGTTACCCGGCCACTTCCTTCACACTGTCTGCAGACTTCCTCAACGGTTTCGCTTCGCTTCTTTCCAAAGATCCGAGAGGGATATTCTACAACTTTCTTTACTTTACCTGTACCGTAGCAAGCACGGCACAGGGCTACTTTCGGAGATTTCTCCACTTCTTGTATCATAGTTCTATTATTTATGATTCTGTCATTCCCAGAGGGATAGGTTTCCACATTCCGTTTTCGTTTTTGATTTCAGCACGGATAAACTGTTTGCTCACTTCCGGCTGGTAGGCTTCCTCAATGATACGCACACCTTCAATGAAACGGTCATCTCCGGTTTCCATGGCCACTTTGCGAAGCTGCACGATGCGTGAAGCCTTCAGCGTTCCCTTGGCATCACGGGCCAACAGACGAAGCACCATGCTCACCAGTGCCTTGGTCTTTTCATCTTTGGCCAGACCTTCGATGTATTCCTTCACAATGGCTATACCGTCTTCCACCGTGTCACGGTAACCGTCGGTCACATACACACCCAGCGTGATTCGTTTGTCGCCTTCACTGTTAGTAAAGGTATGGCTGCGCTGGTCATCCTTCACCTTGGTCTTGAAAAGGTCTGCCTTCATTTCCAGAATGGTTTTGAAGTTGTCCATCACAGTCTGCTTGCTTGCCTTGATCTGCTCACTGATGCCCAGCAGTACCGGAATGGAGTTTGCTATCTCCTCATCCACCATCTGTTTGTACATTTCGCGGTCATTCTTGGCTTTTTCCTCTGCCGCTTTCTTTGCTTTTTCTCTCTGGAAGGCTTCAAATTCCGCCTTTTCCTCTGCCGTCATTACCACGGTCGTTTGTTTCATTTCTTCCATGATTCTTGTTTTTTGGGGTTATTGGTTTTCATAATCCTGCATTTCAGGTTCGTCTTCCATCAGCATAGCCTCTCCGTTGGCGTATGCCCAGTCAGCCAATTCACTATAAAACTCGGCTGCATCTTGCTTCTCCATATCAGAGGCAAGCAGGTTGATTTCCTTTTTCAGATTCTCTAAAATCTTTGTGTTTCTATTTTCCATATCCTATCAGTTTGCCGGAGCATCAGGGTCAATCTGAATGAGTGATACCATGCTCACGGGGTTAATCGTTTGCTTTTCTTTCCTGGGCTTCAAGCCGCCTTTCCGTTGTATGGACCGAAGCTTTACCGCCAGTTCATCCAGTTCGTCCACCGTAATCTGTCTGAACGCTTTGCCGACTATTCGGGGATTACTGCAGAAGTCATTGATTCGTGCCCAGTCGGATGTATCTATGCCCAGCTTCTGCATCAGGTTCAGACAGAGACTCCGTTTCCGCCGCAGCTCCTCACGCAGCTTCTGTCGCCATTCGTCTTGTCCGCTCAGCTTCTCCAGAGCCGTACAGCAGGCTTCATACTCCTTGGCTGTCATTTCCTTCAGACTGTCCGTCCGGTTCCACGTGTACTGCAGCACAATGCTTTTCTTGAATTCTTCCCGGTCTCCTGTACAGGGAAGCTTGTTGAACAATGTGTAGAACCGGGCGAAATTGGTTACTTCCTGTGCCATGTCATTTACCATTAAGAATCATTTCACATTCCGTTGATTTGGTACTGACACGATAAATTATCTTATCCGGCTTCACTGATTTACCTTTGTATTCAGCCTCAATTTGCTTAGCAAATATCTTTTTGAACTCATCACCCATTTTAGAAAGTATTTCTTTATTGTACTCCCCGCAAAAACCTATGCGTGAGGATTGGATTTCACGAATTGTTCCTCTATATACCGTAGCGGTCAACTTCATCACCACAACACCGGTTTCCATTTTTATTTTTCCCATATCGACTAATTTTATTCAAACAACACTTTAATGCCACACGAACTGGCCACGTCAAGTTCCAGTTTGGCTCCCTTGCTCAGTTCCCAGTCCTTCAGCATATAGATATAGTCACAAGCCAGCAACAGGGCAATGTCGGCCCGCATGTGGGCTCTCCAATGAGCTTCATCCGGCAATCCGTTCCTGGAAGGGTTTACAGGGTCATAGCCTTGTGCCTTCAGTTCCTCCTCGGCACGGCTGAAGGCTTCCTTGCGCTCATCCATGTCATAATGCGCGATAGCTCCGCTGATGTACACCTTCCCGGCACCGGTCGCCTCACCGCGCTGATAAGCCTTGTGCCGTTCCCACCGTTCCGGAACGACCACACTGTAGTTGCACGATTGGCAGCAGCAGCCTTCTTCTTTCACCGGGAACGGATTGTATCCGTAGCCCTCATACTCTTTGCCGCAGATGCAGCACACTTTCTTTTCTTCTTTCTTTTCCATCACTTCAAATCTTTTTAATGTTTACTTTACAACTTGGATTCCATATCAGCACATTACGTGCAAACAAGACATCACCCGTTTCTATTACGACATGACCGGGCATTTTCGCTCTTCTCACTTTTAAGTCGCTTTGGATGTTTCGCTCCAGCCAGTCATCCAATACGGACCGGCTGGAATTTCCGTCCAGCAGTATCTGGAACACTTCAGTTCCGGTGTAGCTTTCAAAAGCCTTCTCGTTATTATCCATAATCATTTTGGTAAATTATTACTTGTTTGAATGATTCCGTCTTCCCATACCACATAATAGCTTCCCGGGTCTCCAATGGCGCGTCCTTGACAATAAGCTTTATAACCGACCACCCGAATCTTCATATCACAGATATATTTCAATCTTACTGCACCGCCACCCATCGGCTGGCTTTTCTTTTCCTGGCTGATCCAGATGAAACATTTCTTCGGAAAGGTTTCCATCAGTTCCACAGCCTGCGGATAATCCCATCCGGCCACCTGAAAGGAATCGATGATGATAAACTTCGGGCTTTTCGGTTTTTTCAGTCTGGCAATCACTTCCTCCAGACTGCCTTCTGTCACCACACGAAATTTACCCTGCACCTCATTCATCTTCAGATAACCCATACGCCGTTGGAAGCTTTGGTTGATTTTCTCTTCGTAACTCATGTACAGCACCGTCCCATAGTTGCACAGTTCCTTTCCAAGTTGCATCACAAAGCTGCTTTTCCCACTGGCACTGGCACCGCTGATGAACCACGAAGCGTTCTCTGCCGGGAACCCGAAAGGTTTGCTCCATTTCTCATCCCACGGCAGAGTAACCCATTTCTTGGCGGCTATTTCCTTCGGACTGTACGCACGCTTCATTATTCCGCTGTCATTTTAAGTTTCTCAATCTCGGTATAGACTCTTCTCAAACCACCGCATGTCTTCCGTACAATCTGGGCTATATCAGCCCCCGCAGGAGCATTTACCTTGGCTACAATACGTGCCTGGTTGTTCAAGAACTGTTCGCGCTCCTTTCCATCATCCGGAGTCACCTTGCTGTACCGGTCACCATAACGGCTCAACATTTCGGTATAGCCCACCTTCTTACATTCTATGGACCGGTTGATTTTCTCTTTCAATCCGTCTGCCCCCATCATATACCAGGCGCAGCAGCGCTCAGTGGCATTCCATAAGGCCTTCAGTTCCAGGAAAGCTTCATACTGCAGGTCGCCTGCTTCATCGAGGATGATAAGCGGGGTTTCCATCGAACGGAGGTAATATACCAGGTCTTCATACACATCAGAATACTTCCCCTTGCTGTCCACACCAAACTCTGCAGCAATCTTGCGTACCAACTTCAATTTTGTCTTTACCTGCGAGCAGTCGATATAAACGGCATTCTTGTGGCTTTGCACATAATAACGTGCCGTGAAAGTCTTGCCGATATTGGGCATGTCGCACAAGATGCCCGACAGACTGGACTGCTGTGAGAACTCCAGCTGGGCAGTTATATATTCAAAGGTCGGGGTCTTGGCTGCTTTCCATTCCATTTCACCACGGAGGTTCACCCCTAATTTGCGGGCAATGCTTATCCAGTTGGCATCGCTCAGGGCTTTGTCTGTCTGTCCGTTCTTGATTGCACTGTACACAGATGTACTGATGGCTAAAGAGGCAGCATGCTTGGCATCACTGGGATAGTTCGCACGGTTGGCGGCTATCGCTGCTAAAATCTTCTGTTTTTGCGCTTCTGTAATCATAATTCTAACGCTGTTTTAATGTTGTTCTAATTCTATTCTTACATGTCACTGATGGCCCTCATTGCCTCGCTTATTCCGGAGTGCCATTCATAATCTGATTCCGGATCTGCCGACAATTCGGCTGGCAAATCATCGGATAGTTCCACCGGGGGAAGTTCCAGTTCCTCTTCCGGGTCATCCGTTGGCTGATCCGGTGTACCGGTTCCCACCTTTCCGATGGCGTGGTCATTGAGGTATTTGCTGAAATGACTCAGAACTTTGTTTTGCTCTGTATAGGCTACCCGGTCTTCTTCGGTCTGTTCTGCCATCACCCGGTTGTAAGTCACTACCGGACGAACCTTGTCAAGGTAGCGGTCGTTCTGGTACAGGAAGACATCCGTAGGCTTGCCCTCTTCATCCGGCAGATAGTAAGCCGTCACCTTGCGGTTGTTTGGTTCCAGCTGCTCCAGCACTTCCGGACCGCTCAGCCACCAGTCCGCATTTGCCACACGTACTGTGGAATTTCTACGAATACTGGTATCTACCTTTTCTCCGATATATCTGCTCAAGGTCAGTTTATCAAGCGGTCGAAGGGTCGGATTGATTTTGGCTACGAGCACATCCCAACGGGTCATTCCGGGATATTTCTTTTGATTGGGGTGAAGCGTATTGTTCCATTCTTCACAATCGCGCCGGTCGTCCGCCACAAGCTCTTCAAACGTATAATACTTTCTGTCTTCCCAGGTGTGGTTGCTGCTGTCACTCACTTTCTTCTGGTCCACCCGCCGTGCACCTTTGTTATGCCAGCGGCCAATGGCTTCATGGTTCTTATGTGCTATGGTTGTCTTGAACGCACCGTTCAGAGCTTCAGCATATTTCTCCTGTGAGTTCTGTGGGGCACAGAAATGCACAAACTTAAATACCTCACCTGCCTTCAGGAATCCTTCTTTATACTTGCTCATCAAGTGCTGCTCCACCTCAATACCGGCTGGAATACCCCATCCGTTGCGTTCGATGAGCCGGAACATATCACGAAAACAGTCCACTACCAAGGCATCATCCTTATCCCGCCCGTAGGCCAGCCCGATACGGCACTGGCTCACCACATCATAAGCATAATAGGCATGCACATACTCGCCGCCTTTCATCCGACGCGGCAAATCCACGTCATCCATCGTTATTTGTGACAGGGAGAACTTACCACCATGGCGGTGCATGTGCGGCATTTGCTCATGATAGAATTCCATACGTCCACGCAAGGCTTTTTCTATCAGCAGCTGGCTTGCCGGGTTGTTCAGTATGTTCCGGATAGTGCTTTCGCTCAGTTCTTTCGGTTCCCCGTTCTTATCCGTAAAGTTTTCCGGATTGAATATCTCTCCTGTTTCCAGATCCCATACTTCCAGTTCACCGCATACAAACGACAGATACATTTCATGCACATCACTGCCGTATGGTTGGTTGGGAAGTACTTTCAAACTCATCACCAGGCGTTCGTCCATGTGAGTTACCTTCCGTTTGTTCTGGTTGCCGAATTTTCCGGTTATCAAACATTCATAACCGTATTGCTTATATTCGTTCACTTTCTTGCGGAAACGAAGGGTACTGGCAGGAAGATCATGACCAAAGTCTTCGCGTAGGGTCTCGATGGTGGTGGCCATCATGTCCCAGTTATATTTTTCACCCATCAGTTTTCGGTAATCATTGCTTCTGTTATAAAGCTTGATACAAGTATTCAACACGGAAGCATTCACCGCATATTTCCGGGCAAGTTCGTCTGTTGCTCTGTTGCTGGAAGAATGAGAAGCCCAATCCAAAAAATAGGCTACTGCAGCCTGATCCAGCACATAGTTTGAGAGTATCCAGTGGCGAAGTGCCTGCTCTGTTCCACCGGGGTTGTCTTCCTTCACCCGTTCCAGACACTCGGTAGGCAGGCTATTGAGGGCGACCAACGCGCAATTTCCAGCAGCACCTCCACCACGACGCACCACCTTGATACGGCCACGGTTCACCCAGTTCCTGTAGCAGGATTCGGTGATATAGCCGCCATCTATGAGCTCACGTGCAGAAATACACTGTATGTTACCGTAATACACCAACATAGCCGCCTCCTATCTCAATGCCGATGCAAACGCTTGGATTTGGTTAATATCGGCAACCATCACATGCTCGTAAGTCTTCACCGTTTCTCCCTTGAATATTACCTGACCGCTACCATCATTACGGTCAAGCTCTATCAAGGCACCGTTCGGACAGTACTGACGCATCACATTGTCATAATCATGGAAAGTTTCTATTTCCGGAATAACAACCATCACAATACCGCCACGATCCATGGCCAACTTACGGATCTTTGCAGAAAGTTCGGAGTTGCCACGACGGTCATCAAACCGGATAGCGTTATAAACAGTCTTCTCTGTCACGTTGAGTGCCTTTGCGATAAAGTCGCGGTCGGCTTTCGTAATGTGAATGTACCTCTTGTTCATATCTCACTTGTTTTAATGATTAATATTGGGGGGAGTCCGGGGAATCGAACCCCGGCACAAGAACCATGCACTCCCGTGTGTCTTTCCACACCGTCACCCGTCTCTTAACGCCTTCCGGGTTGTCACGCTGGGTTTACTGTTGTCCCTCAACCTTTTCACCTTTTTCAATAATCCCAAGAAGTATAGTGAATTTCTCACGTATCTTCTGGTTCACTTCCAGTTCCAACGTATGCGCCAAATTTGAAGCCGCACTGGTGCTGTTCTTGCGGATGCTTCCGGTAAGAAGACTATCAGTCAGACTGTTTATCTTGCTTTCCATGTATAACTTTACATCATCATGGCTACCGGCAGATAAAACCACCTTCAAGGCACGGTAACAGGAAAGTTCACGTTGCGTCTTGTACATATCCTCGGCATACCAGCAGAAGAAATGTTCAAAATCCTCATTCATGTCTTTGGTGTACTTGTCAGCCTGTCTTACCAAATCATCTATATGGGTCTTTACAGAACTGAATACAAAATCCCAGCAACTCATTTTCTTGTTTTCCATAATCTCACTTATTTAAATTCGTTTATAATCGGTTTCAAACTCACGCCGTAACAACTCATCAGGCGGCGGATAAGGTTCTTCACATAAAAATCAGGTGCGGAAAACACAATCCCGGTCTCTTCGGTATATCTGAAGCTGATACCGTCCATCATCAACACGTAAGCCACCTTGTGCTTCACGCTCTGTGTCTGCCATTCTTTTATTTCTTCGTTCATTTTCTTTAATCCTTAAAATTCGCTAATCACATGCCTTTTTCGTATATTTGGCGCGGTGTTCCTTTTTGAACACGCTGCAAATATATAGAATATTTTCGATACTAAAAAGTTTTATGTAGATAATTTACGACTTATGACGAATATTTCCGACAGGATTGCAATCCTAATTAAAGAAAAAGGTATCAGTACAAGGGCACTTGAACAAGCTATTGGGTGCTCGAATGGAGTAATTTCAAGATGCATTAGCAAAGGAACAGATATATCAAGTTTATGGGTGTCGAAAATTATCGAAATACATAATGATATAAACCCTACCTGGTTACTTACTGGGAAAGGTGATATTTACTATAATACATCATCTACAACAACACAAACAACCGAACTATCCTCTCTCCTTGCCTTAATTAGAGAAAAAGAAGAAATCATCAGGGAACAAGATAGAGAAATCGGACGCTTAGAGGAACGAATCCGGCAAATGACAATCGAAAAGGAAAAACATGTATCGGATGCGCCCATTTCCGGTACTGCAAATGTCGGGTAGGCGGATTTACTATTACCATACACCGGTGATGGAAAACGAAGCGTACCCCCTATCATCCCCCATGATGTCCCCCTCCCAAGCAATCCCCCTCCCCTACCATTATATAAGGGCATAAAGGCACTGATATTGGGGAATTTAAAAAGTAAAACGTGAAAAATGATAGGTTTTTAGGGGGGGGCTATCAAATAAAAAACAAGGGGTATTTTTAAAATTGTGGTATTTTAGCATGTCTGTATCGCACACCGCCAAAACCCTATTTTGAATATCCAGTTCTATAAAAGTGAATATCCACTTTGAATATCCACCTGAATATCCAGCGTCAAAAAAGACCGATTTCAAGCACAAAAAAGGGGAGGTATAACCACCTCCCCACACCGGATCATTCTAAAGCCGTTTTTATTGCCTTTTTAGCCGCTTATTATTCGTCTGATACATTTCCACTACGCCCGCAAGAAATGAGCGTAGATTGCTTTATTATAGCCTTTTTGGTGCATACAGTCCCGTTACCAGATAATCCTGCATGAAGCAGATAATTCTTCGTTGCGCCCACCTGTTCTGCCGTCAAAACAGTATAAATGGCCGTTATACTACTAAAATACCAGTCTTTCCGCTTTGTTCCTTCTATTCCGTGTGTCAAATGTATATGTATTACCTTTGCCATAACTAATAATATTTTGTCGCAAATATACCAAATAACTATTATATGGAATAATTTAAGCAGCATTATATCAAATAATCAGGCACAAAAAAGCAGCCGCAGCTGCCACTCACTCCCCCACCAGAATCAACCATGTAAGCCTTATGTAAACCCAATTAAACCTATCTGCAAATCTGTATGCCTAAAAAGCACATAAATGTAGCTGCAAATTAAACCCACGTAAACGTTTCGTTTTGCAGAGCCATCCACTCATATTTTGCATAACATTTTGTATATCAATAGGTTTGATATTCTTTCCGCTCAATCCTCAATATACGTTTCGTTCTGTGCCCCATACCTGTTGCTGACAGACTTGAATATGCCCGGTATAAACGGTTTCGAATTGCTGGAACTGTTGCGTTCGTCCAACGTGGGCAATTCACCAACAATCCCGGTGGTCGTGGCAACCGCTTCGGGCAGTTGTAACAAAGGGGAACTATTGGCAAAAGGCTTTGCCGGATGCCTGTTCAAGCCGTTCTCCATATCGGAACTGATGGAGGTTTCCGACAGGTGTGCCATAAAAGAAACACCGGACGGGAAACCGGATTTTTCAGCCTTGTTGTCCTACGGCAATGAAGCCGTTATGCTGGAAAAGTTGATGACGGAAACTGAAAAAGAGATGCAGACAATACGGGAAGCGGCAACAGAAAAAGACCTGCAAAAGCTGGATTCCCTGACACACCACCTGCGCAGCTCGTGGGAGGTGCTACGTGCCGACCAACCGCTGAATGTACTTTACAGATTGCTTCATGGCGATGTACTCCCGGATGGTGAAGCGTTAAGCCATGCTGTGACTGCTGTGCTGGATAAGGGAGCGGAAATAATCCGGTTGGCAGAAGAGGAAAGGAGAAAATACGAAGATGGATAAGACAACAATAATTGTGGTAGAAGACAATATCGTGTACTGCGAGTTTGTCTGCAACATGCTGGCGCGGGAGGGCTACCGCACCGTGAAGGCTTACCACCTCTCAACCGCGAAGAAACATCTACAACAGGCGACAGATAATGACATCGTGGTTGCCGACCTGCGCCTGCCTGACGGCAGTGGCATAGACCTTTTGCGCTGGATGCGAAAGGAGGGAAAGATGCAGCCCTTCATCATTATGACCGACTACGCCGAAGTTAATACCGCCGTGGAAAGCATGAAACTCGGCTCGATAGACTATATTCCCAAACAGCTTGTGGAGGATAAACTTGTCCCCCTGATCCGTTCCATACTGAAAGAACGTCAGGCAGGACAACGCCGTATGCCTATATTCGCCCGTGAAGGTTCCGCCTTTCAGAAAATCATGCACCGCATAAGGCTGGTAGCCGCCACCGATATGAGCGTGATGATATTTGGTGAGAACGGCACGGGCAAGGAGCATATTGCCCACCTGTTGCATGACAAGAGCAAACGTGCAGGCAAGCCATTTGTGGCGGTGGACTGCGGTTCACTCTCCAAAGAGCTTGCACCGTCGGCTTTCTTCGGACACGTCAAAGGTGCATTTACAGGTGCGGACAATGCCAAGAAAGGATATTTCCATGAGGCGGAAGGCGGCACGTTGTTTCTGGACGAGGTAGGAAACCTCGCGTTGGAAACCCAACAGATGTTGCTCCGTGCCATACAGGAGAGGCGGTATCGCCCGGTCGGAGACAAGGCAGACCGGAATTTCAATGTCCGCATCATCGCTGCTACCAATGAAGATTTGGAGGTATCGGTGAATGAAAAGCGTTTTCGGCAGGATCTTCTGTACCGCCTGCACGACTTCGGGATAACCGTTCCTCCGTTGCGTGACTGTCAAGAAGACATTATGCCGCTGGCAGAGTTCTTCCGTGATATGGCAAACAGAGAGCTGGAGTGTAGCGTGAGCGGGTTCAGTTCCGAAGCACGTAAAGCGTTGCTGACACACGCATGGCCGGGCAACGTGCGGGAACTTCGGCAGAAAGTTATGGGTGCTGTATTGCAGGCGCAGGAAGGTGTTGTCATGAAAGAGCATCTGGAACTTGCCGTGACGAAACCGACCTCTACTGTCAGCTTCGCCTTGCGCAATGACGCGGAGGATAAGGAGCGGATATTGCGTGCGTTGAAACAGGCAAACGGCAACCGGAGTGTCGCCGCAGAACTGCTCGGCATAGGCAGGACAACACTATACAGCAAACTTGAAGAGTATGGACTTAAATATAAATTCAAGCAATCATAGCCCGTAATTCACTGAATTTGGCTATCTTTGCATAACATTTGAGAAAAACGGCGATTGGCAGGAGCTTTTCGCCGCCAACATATAGGATAAGACCGCAAGGCGTTTCAAGCGAAAATCTGGTAAATTGGAACTACGGAGACGATTGCGTGATGCTTATGCTATGCTTACGCATAGCGTGCATTCACGTACTCTCCGTAAAGGCTTTACCAGAGCCATCGCTTGAAGGTAGTGTGAATTGCACGCTACTTTTTTACCCTTGCCTAACGAAAGGAAACGATTATGGGTAAAGTTCAGATTCTCGCCGTACTGACGATGGACGGATGTCTTTCTTCAGAGTTATATGATAAAGCACATCAGGATTTGTGCCTTGACCGTTGCGGTCTTGATGAAATCAGGAAGAAAGCCTTTTACCGTGTGACACCGGACTATTCCATTTCAATGCTGCACGAATGGAGAAAAGACTGCACAAACATCCGTTACCTCGCGGAAGCCACACCGGACACGGCAGACTATATAAACGGACTGCTGCGGATGCACGCTGTGGATGAAATCATACTATACACCGTTCCTTTCATATCCGGAAGCGGACGACATTTTTTTAAGTCGGCTCTGCCAGAGCAACACTGGACGCTTTCCTCTTTGAAAAGCTATCCCAACGGTGTATGTCGCATTATCTATATCCTTGATAAAAAAGCAAGATAGCCAAAATGTGCGGCAAGCATACATTTCTATTTTCAGGAATAGAATAAATGTTCCGATTACAAACAATTTAAGTCGGATAAATCCGGAAAAACCAGACGTGCCGCTTAACAAAAACGATGCGTTTCAAAAAGTACAAAAACGACGCGTACAAGAAAAACGGTGAGCGCGGTCCTATTCTACACGACCAAAGCCCACCGTTTTTCTTTCACTTGAACCCTCTTAAAACGACCTTAAAATATCATTTAAAAGCCATTGCAGATTCAAAATAATTCACTATCTTTATGCAGTGTTAAGTTGCTATACCTAACACTTTATCCGGCTTCGTGTATAGCATCATGTCTGTATATTTAGCTTGGTAGTTTACGCTTGCACTAAACTCCACTTTCCTGCATTCCTTGAACAGGCTGCCAACAAATGGGTTTCGGTCCATCCAGTCGCACAGTTCTAAAATGGAGGCCTTGTTTGAAGTGAAGTATACGAACGAATGCCCTTTCAGAACGGTTAGCACATCCAGATAGTCAGCCAGACGCCAGGACATCCTGTAAGTTCCCACTTCAGTGGAAAGGTATGGCGGATCAACCAGGAATACCACGCCCGGAATATCCTTGTAACATTTAAACACTTCCTTGTAATCTTTGCAGGTAACCATAACCCCTTTCAGGTAATCTTCCGCTTCGGAATAATCAGCCCGCCGAATTCTATTGTAAATGGCTTCTTTCTTCATTTCTTCCAAACTGACCACATACTTCATGGCGAACAACAAGGAGGCTGAAATCGTGATATAATCCACGTAGCCGTGCTCTTTTTCCTCCCTCTCAATACGGGCTAACATTTTATCGCGAACCTCTCCGGTTATACGTTTATTTTTGGGTTCCCCTTCAGCTATCCGGCGCAAATCGGATAACAGCATATTGGTGGCTGGGATATTCGCAAGCCGGCGGCGGTAGTTATCGAAGTCGTTATACACAACGGTAGTATCAGGCCTGACACATTTGGTAATATGTGACAGCAGACCTGAACCGCCAAACAGGTCCACAAACATGGTGCTGTCCGGGAACTGTCCCAGTACCTTGATAAATTCCTTTGCAAACATGCGTTTCTGCCCCATGAAAGGAAGCGGGGCGGATAAATACATCTTTCTCATTTCATTCTGCCTTAAAACGGCCGCAAAGTTCTCCAAAATAAACGAAAAACAGTGGAAAACATAAACGGTTCCCGCTGCAAGACACATACAGCAAACTACACGTTCAGCCCGAAACGGACCGTCTCGTCACCGGCAAGCAGTGCACGGGTACCCGGTATATTGTTCTCGTAAATATGTACATTTCCTAAAAAGAGGGTGATCGACTTCAGGGGAAGTTCTATCTGCCGCGCCATCAGGTACAGGTGATAAATATCGGAAGGCAGCCCGAGGTTCGCGTCGCTGCTGCGCTGGTAGGCAGACAGAACCAGTTCCCCGTCATCCAGTTGGAATTGTACCAGACTCAAGCAGGGTGCCTGATTACTTTCGGCACCAGTCTCACCCAGGAAAAGCACATAGTTCTTGCTGTTGCGCTTCTCCCGGTTGATTTTCGCTATCAATGGCGGCAACTTCTCGAAATAAGTAGGATAACTATTCACCAGGATGGAACCGCAATAATCCCACCAATTGATGCCGGCCTCCCGGTACTTCTCCACATTACGTTCCCCCTGCATGAACAGCTGGAGCTCGCTACGGAGTTTCTTACGGGCGATATTATGCCCCTCGAATATGTCAAGCAAGTCCGCCGGTGCCAGCGACAACTGCTCATTCAGAAGGTATTGTATGTTTCCCTTCTTGTTGGTCTGTGTCTTTCCCGCGACAAGAATCTTGTCCAGGATACGGTAATACTTATTCATAGCCATTTCCTCCTTCTAATATTGAAACACCCTAAAGATAGGGGAAAACGGTGCCCCAAACGGCAGAAGACAGCCTTTTCACACTGCAAGCGTCTTGCAGTCGCTCTGAAACCGTTTCACCAGGGCGTAAATCTTACGCTCGCTCACCGAATACTTCTCGGACAGTACAGCTACGGCATACGAGACTTTCTCACCATGATCCAGCAGGCGGGTATAATCCGCATACAGGTCGATATACCGGGCATCTTCCAGACGGATGCCGACCGCCTGGAGCCTTTTCAGTAGCTCCCGGTTAAAGTTTAATATCTCAATTACTTTCATACAACAAAAAAATTATATCTTTGCAGTGCCAATCATTTATTAAAATACAAAAAGCGAACCTGCGACAAAGGGTCTATGCCCCCGGTCGTGCGGGTTCGCTCGTATTGTTAATAAATGATTGGCGTCTATATTAACCAGGCCGGGGGCTTTTTAACTTTCCCAGACCTTTTAATGCAACTGTTTATTTAATTATTTCTATATCTACAAAAGTACAATATTTTATTCCTAATGTTATACCTTTCAAAAATAAAAGTAGAATATTAGTAGCTTCCATACATTCTACCCACATTCTACCGGGCGTCTAAAATCAGGTGTTTTTTTCTTCCTTTTTACAGCCTTCAAATCCCGAATAATCGTATTAGAAAGAACCTCTGAATACACCTCCGTAGTTCTGACGGAAGTATGACCTAACAGCTTCTGGACGGTGGTTATCGGAACACCTTGGTGAACAAGCAGGGTCGCACAAGTATGACGGGCTGTATGATAGGTTATGTGCTTCCTTATCCTGGCAAGGGCAGATAATTGGGCAAGATGCTTATTGGCTTCTGAATTAGGTCCGATTTTAGCAAAATCTGTTACTATATCGTAACGTTCCAATACAGCCAATGCCTTACCCTCAAACAGAAGATGTAGCGGAAGTCTTATCTCCACATCTGTTTTGACAGACTTGAAATAAAGCCACCGCTTACCATTCACACGAATAATGTTCTCAGGTGTAAGCTGGCAGAAATCGGAATAGCGCAGACCGGTGTAACAGCAGAACAGGAAGGCATCGAGTACATGGCGAAGCCTTTTGTCGGAGACCTGCAAGTTCTCCAACTTCCGCAGTTCATCCGGTGTCAGGAACTCTTTTCGCCCTTTCTCTTGCTTTATCTTGAATTTCCTGAAAGGATAAGCATCAGAGGGAATATAACCCTGATTAATGGCTTCATTCACCAAGGTACGAAGCTGCCGGAGATGCTTGGCTATCGTATTGACACTATTTCCCTTCTCTTTCAAATGCACTTCAAAATCCCTTAAAAGAGTATAGGTAATGTCTTTGAAATCCAATCCGGGACGGAACTCCTGAAGTACGGTTATCGTTGTCAGAAGATTTTCCTTGGTACTTCTTTTACGGTCGGATTCCTGCACATAGATTCTGGCAAATACGGGGAAAGTGACATTGACCGGCTTGTCTTTTCTGATAGCATCCTTCAGCAATGACAAGGTAACCGGAATGCTGCGCTTCCATAGGGATAGCTCAATGGCTTGCAAGTGTAAAATAAACTCGAATAGCATTGTGTTCAGGTCATTCGCCTGAGGATGGTTACACACTTGAGAAGTTTGTTTATCCCAGTGTTCAGGTTTCAGATAAATGTTCGTTTTAAAGTATACTTTTCGTTGGTTAAGCAAGGCTTCAGCTTGCACAAGGGCCATTCCCTGTTTGTTTAGCTGCTTCTTTCGATTATACACTAAGCGGTATTTTATTTTATCCATTTTTAAGCCAAATGTACTTTTTTGGTCGAGAAGCTGCAAACCGATGTGGGAGAACTGATTGGTACAACCACTATTGAAAAAGCGGGGTTGTTATCTCCGGATTTATTCAAGGTATATCCTCATTTTGTAAAT